TCCATTCCTTTTGTGGGCATTACTAAAGGAATGGATGGCCATCCATCTTATCTATTGACTCTGCGCGGCCCATCCCCTATAGTCAAGATCAGCAACACGGTTCGCGGGCCAAGCCCGTTCCACCAGAAAGGTGCTTCGATGACAATCCCTTCCGTAATCGCCTCCATCCAACAAAACCCGGGCCTGATCCCAATCGCCATGCTATTCGTGCTCGTCTGCGGCCTCGCTCGTTTGGAGGTGCGTCGATGAATGCTTTCAGGGCTGGCGATCTGATGCGCTCGTGCTTAGAGCAGGCCCACGCGGTTCTCGATGAGACGACAAACCACGCGCCCCTATTCGTCCAGCGAGCTCAGGATCGCTATTTCATCAGCACTTTCGACCGACGGATGGAATTCGAAGCGCGCCACGACTGGAACGATCCCCGTTTCTTTGTCTTCTACGTGGGCCGAATCCTATGATGCCTTGCCCCCACGGATGGCCAAAACGCAGCTTTTGCCGAGTATGCCGTGTCGCGGATGCTTCCACATCTGGGCACTTTAAATTCGTCGCGATCAGCCACAACGTGCTCCAGGGCCAGCAAGTCATCGCGCGCGCCTGGTCGAAAACAATGGCCAAGCGCATCGCGAACGCCCTCAACAAACACATCCTGAATCGGGAAGGAGTCTAACTTATGAAGATTGATTTTGCGCAGTTATTCAAACAAGGATCAAACCTACTGGATGACCCGATGAATCTCGGCCCGCTCGATCGCGGTCACTACATTCAAGTCGGCATCGGCACAGGTTTCTATGTGCCAGAGGATGACTTCCAAACCCTGCAAGCACGCGCCAATGAAACACGCACGGTGCAATTCCTCGGAGTTACAAAAGCAGGCGCTCCGATCCTCGGAACACGCGAGGAGATCCACGCAAACCCCGAATCCACTGGCCTGGTCGCATGGATCATGCCACGCCACGAGAACTAACTCGGCATTTGCTTCAACCGCAACCATTAACCGAAAAAGGAGAATCGAAAATGCTAACCCTCATCTTGAAACTTCGCGCCTTGGCTCTAGCTGACAATGGTCAGGATCTCGTCGAATACGCCCTCGTCATCGCTCTGATCGCATGCGGTGCAATCGCCAGCGTGGGCGCGCTCTCTACGCAAATCAACATGGCTTTTAACGTAATTTCGAGCGACCTGGCCACTGCTCTCTAATCGTGCTCGGGGATCTCTTCGAAAAGGCGCGGGTCGTAGAGATCCGCGTGTCCCTCAAAGTTGACGAAGCCATTCGAATCGATTTTACGAATCCGGAGCGGCTTCGCGCGCGACAGCGTGAACACCGGGCCAAGGTTTCGAAAGCGCAGGGGCTTGTCAATGAGCGCGATTGCACGGTTCGTCCGCTCCTCAATCTCCACGTTTCTTCCCTTTCTTTTTCAGCGCAGCGGCGGGAGGTTCAGGAGGAAGACTCAGATCCCTTTTCCCGCCGTTCGAATTTGCGCCGGGGGATTTCTTTTCGGGCAAAGCAGCGGTGTGACCTTCCGGTGAGCCCGCGCCGGCACTCCCGCCGTTCGAATTTTTGCCCGAAACCATGGCCAGGGCGCATTTGCCGCCCTTGAGAGCGTGCCGCGCGCGGCCTGGCTTCGAATCTACATACGCACCCTGGCAGGCGCTGCAATAGGCCACGGTGTCGCCGGATGCTTTGCTCCCTGGCTTCATGCCTTTGCTCGTCGGCAGCCAGCGCCGCGCCATCGCCAGGTTCGTCTGGTTTTTATGGTGCGTCCTGAATGCCTGCCAGTTCCTCATTCAGCATCCTCTTTGGCGATGCGCGATCGCATCAAGCGCCACGCCTCTCGATAGATCCTGCCTCCGTATTGGCGGCTCTCTGAAAACATTTCCGATAGCAGAGCATCTCTCTCGTCGTTACTCAAAGGTTTCCCGATCCCCATGTAACGTAAACACAGTCTCGCGGCGATCCGCGGAATTAGCTCTCTGTTCCGCCCCCCCCTCATTGCGGCCTCGTCAGATCGCCCCATTTATCGATCACTTCGTTAAAGACGCGCAGGCATTCTTCGCGGCCCTGGCGATCGCAGAATGAGATGAAGTCCTTCACCGCACTTTCTTGCGTTTTAGCTCTGCTCGACGGAAATTTCGAACCTGATCGCGTTTCCGTGAGTTCCCACGTATTGTACGGGCCCCGACAAATGAAAAACTGCCATTCGGGCAGCAATGGAATCGAAACCGGAAATCCCTTGCGTGTGTGCTTCGACGGAGATCCGCTGGGATCGCGAATCATATACTCCTGCTCGATTTGCTGGCTCATCGATCCGGCCTCGCTATGAAGTGGTGTGTCTTGCCCTCGGTGCGCAGGTATCGCAATAGCCTGGCAATTGTGTCAGCCTCATGCGCCAGCATCTCTATCGCGTCCTCTGGATCCAGTTTCGGATCCGTTGAAATCGCGATGTTGTGCGGCGAAAAGGCCAGGATCAACAGCGCACCTGGTCGGCTCTGCTGCTCGCCGCCCTGCGTCTTCCAGCGCAACCATTGCAGGCCGCTGGCCACATCCGCAGCGGTCACGAAGGGATTATCCTTGCGGCTCATTGTTAGCCTTCGCGCACGTGGGGCAAATGTCGACCTTGAGCTTCGCCTCTGATCTCGCGGGTAGTGTGGATCGCACCGTCGACTGGCCCTTCGCGGGGATAGAAGTTCGCACAGTTCTCACTGTCGCAGTGGAGCTGGATCCGCGTCACGATCATTCGTTCACGCTTTCAACTTTGCCATCAGAAAGCACGATTCCCACTTTGCCGCTGGAGTCCACGCGCGCCATGAAGATTTGAAAGTTGTTCTCCTCGGCCATCGTTTCGATGAGTGCCAGGCTGTCGTCGTCGAGGCTCTCGCCATGCGCGATCGGTACCGCGCGCAGCTTCGGATTCGAGGCCATAGCCAGCGCCACTCCCACGCGGATCTGCTCCGCCTCGCCGAGCTGCAGAATCGGCACCTGGCGAAAGAAAACGCCTTGCTCGTCGAACGTCAAACCGTCGATCGGCATCTTCGCCGAAGCCAGGGCTGTTCGCTTCTTCTCTTCCCGATCGTCGATCGAGCGCGTGCGCGCTGTGGCGGCGCCATTGGTTTCGCGCAGCTCAGCCTCCAGCTTTTCGCGCTGCGTGCGCCGGGCAATTTCGCGGTTGATCCCTTGCGCGCGCTGTAACTCGACTAACATCGGCTGCGTGTCGACGAGCTCGCCTGCAGGCGCCTCTTCGAATGCCTGTTTAGCAATCGCCTCATTTGTGAGCAACGCCGTATGGATCCCCACCGCCGCCTCCAGCGTTTCTTTCGCTTTATCGAGATCTCGCGCCAGCCGCTCAGCCCTGGGTTCCAGGTCGGCCGCGTAATCAAAAAGCACGATCTGCGCACCGTGAAAGAGCGACAGATCGATCCCCGGCAGCGTTTCGGACATCGTCTTGACCAAGACTTCATAGCTGGCCGAATGACCCGCAGCAACAATCGCCAGCTCCTCGGCGATCGGTACATCCCGCTCCAAGGTCGGAATCTTTTCGCGCTGCTCTTTGATGGTGGCCTCGTTATCGGCGATCGCCTTTGTCTGCGTCGCCAGAGCGTCAGCCAATGCGCGTTTGGTCCGGAAGATTCCCTCGAGGTTTTTGTTATGCTCGCCGGCCTTCTCGATCCGGCCGAGGATCTCCGCCTCGTCGATCGGCTCTTTAGGTAGGTTCGGCGAAAACGCGATCGCGTTCACTTGCGCCTCGAGCGCCTTCGCCTGCTTCTTCAGGTCGGTGCGCTCGGCATACTCTTTTTCGATCTGCCTATTTTCCTCATCAATGTCGATCTCCACTTTGACCAGGCCGCGCAGGATCTCGACCTGCGCTTTCGCATCGGCATGGATGAATGCGATCGGGTCAAAGCTCATCTGGCCAATGAGCATGTCGAGCACAGCCTGCGGCGTGCCCGCGATTGCCTCCGCCCCTGGCGCCGCTTCTACGGTTAAGTTGGTGGTCCGGTCGCTCGCAATGGTGCGCGTCGCAATCAAAAGCGGCTTGCCGTCGTCATCGCCCACAACTGCGCGCAGCCGGCTCTTGTCGGCACCGCGGCGCACAGGTTTTTCGGGAATGCCGCGCTTGCCGGCGAACAGCGCCCAGAGCGCGTCGAGCACGCTGGTCTTGCCTTGGCCGTTCTTCCCGGTGATGGTGGTGACGCGCTTCGTCGGCACGATCTCGACGATCCGGATCCGCTTGAAATTCTCGGCTGAAAACTGCAATATCCTCATGATTCCCCTTTTCTATTTTCAATCGGTTGGCGGAAAACTAGTCACGTCGACTCTCCCGCCAGTCACCACGGCGTTCATTAATTGTTCGAGTTGCTCGTTGAGCTTCGCTATCTGGTAGGCGGTTTCTGCTGCCATGAAAGCGCCAAAAACGTTAGGTTCGCAGTTTGCCCCGATCGCAGCATCGGGCATGATCTCATCCTTTAATTTTCGAATTTCCGCAGATGTCATTACCATCTACCCCACGCGATCGCGATGCAGGCCAGGAAGAAGCCGAGCACGACCCAGTTCGATTTGTGGATCCGCGCCCCGACCGCCACCACCTTGCGCGCGAAAGATTCCGCCGGCCGGGCGCCGGGCCGAAGTAACTTCACTAGAGCTTGATTGCGTTCCTGCTGTGACACCATGCGGCCTCCCTCGACTGCTTAAATCACATTACGCGCAAAATGCCACTACGCGCAAGTACCAAAAGTAAGCCCCGCCAGTTACGGCAGGGCTACTTGCTCTGGCGATTCTCCGCGACCTCCTTTCCTCTCCGTATCCGTTCTCAGTGAGATCCGACGGCATTGTGCGGGTCATGGTTCCCGGCCGGCTTTTTGCGGCCGGCGCCGGAACGCCTCGCACTCGAGAGAGCGGCCGCTACAGCAATCTTGTCGGCCTTCTTTTTGCCAAACTTGGCCGCTGCTTTCTGGTAACGCGGGCCGGTGTGAAACTCGCGGATATTCTCGCTAACGGTCGCCCGGCTCTTTCCCGGCTTCATCGGCATGGCAAACCCTCCGCAAATCGTCCACGGAAGGCGATGGCTGCCCCTCCATGGCACTTCTGGCCCTAGATGGTCCCGGCCGCCCACGCACCGTAGGCTAGGTGCAATTTGACCGTGTAGGCGGGATCCGGGGCGATGTGGCCGAGGTTCCACACTTCGCCGATATCAGCCAGGGTGACGGCATGCCGTGCCCCGATCACGTAGCTGTTGAAGAAGTCGACGAATTCCTGGGCGCAGACGGTGAGCTGCGTTTCCAGTACTCCCGGATCCTCGGTCGTGAAATTGTCGAACATCATCTGCCACGGTCCATAGCTGCAGGCGGCCGCTCGTCCGAATTGCTGCAGTAGCAGCCGCTGGCCTTTGCCGCCGGCGAGAGATCCGCCCACATCGTACGCGGGCTCGTGGCGCGGACCGCAATTCAATCCGAGGCTCGATTCGTTCGACGCGATCGCCGCCATCACTCCGCGGCCGTCGAGCTGGGCGGTCGGGTCCAGTTTCAGGCTCGGCCCGTTTTCGTTGCACGCGATCAATACATCTGCTTTTGCAAAGTTCATGCTATCGGCGCAACGGGCGCGTAGAGCCCTGGATTGTAGCCCGTCTGGGCTCGCGTGTAAGCTGCCGTGCCGTTCTCTGCCGCTGTGAGGTACGCATCGATCGCGCTCAGCGTGGCAGCGGGTAGGCCCGGCGTCTGTTTCATGGCGGTCAGGACGCCGATCGCGGTGCTATAGAAAATCGGCATTTCCTGTAGGGTCGAATTTCCGGAGCCAATCGACTGCAAAAGCGGATTCGTCGCCGTCTCGAGGCTCGCCACAAGAGGCTCGAATGGCGCTCCGAGACCGGACGCAAGGAGCGCAACGTTGCCCGCCAGCTCAATCGCCGGCAGGATACCTTTCAGCTTTGTCCAGAAAGTCGTGGGCGCGGTAGTTAGGGGTGCTGTGCTCATTGGCTCACCGCCGGGGTGGGAAGTGCTGCCTGCTTGGTCCGCACGGTATTCACTGCCGCCTGCGCCGCCGCCTGCGTCGCTGTCCCGGCGTGATAGGCCAGGTAAACCGACTGCGCCGCGTTCAGGCTCACGCCGAAGTCGTTGAAGGCTGCTTTCTGGGCCGGTGTTAGCGTCAGTTGCCCGCTCGCCGATTGCTGCTGGATCGAGCTGTAGAAGGAGTGAGCTCCGGCCAGGATCTCCCCCATCTGCTGATCGGCTGAGTTCGAGTAGCCCGGCGCCAGTCCTTGCGGCGGGGTTGAGCTGGGCGTGCAGGCCGTCAGCATCAGGCAGAGGGCCAGTGTTGCGAGTGACCGTTTCATCTAAGTTCCTTTCGCCGGTCCTACCGGCTGCAGAGGGAGGGGCGTTTCCGGCGTCGTCATCACCTTGGAGTCAGGAAGTTCTTTCTTGGTCGTGGACTGGAAAAGCTGTACCGCTGCGCCGATCACCCCGGCTGCGATCCCGGCGTCCAGTCCGGATTTATGGAAGACGATCGTCGCAACGATCCCGGTCAAAAGCATGAAGAACGCCCATACTTGCGAGTTGATCGAGTTGAGGGATTCGATGAAACTCTTCATTGATGCGCCGCCTTCCGGACTGTTGCGAGCACTTGGCCGACGGTCTTCCAGGCATCGGCCTCTTCTTCGTCGATCGCCGCGCCGGCCGGCAGCAGTTCTTCCTCGATCTTCATCACGATCTCAATGCGGTCGAGCGAATCCATGCCGAGATCTTCCTCGAGGGCCGCGTCGGGCGTGAACTGCGCTTCATCGAACAGCAACACGCTGGCCAGGATCTCTTTGGTCCGCTGCTCGAGCTGGATGTTATTCGTGGTGACCAATCGCATTGTGTGGCTCGTGATTCCCGTTTTTGTGCTTCCGTTTTTGCGCGATGTGCTTCATGTTTTCGGCGGATACCGCTTCCTTTTTGCGCACGCCGCCCTGTTTTTTTGCGGCCGCGATCTTCTTCGGCGTCGCCTTTCCAAACTTGCCTTCAGTGCCTTTGGCTTTCATGCGCGCGGCGGCTTTCTGAATGAAATGCTCAGCCATCACAGATCTCCAGTGCCCCAAAGGTCGGGCTGGGTGCCAGGTAGAAAGGTGCTCGTCGCGAAGAAATCCGCGGCATCGCGGAGAGGAGTGTTCGCACCCGTATAGACCGCCTGGGCATTGGTCAGGGAAGCTCCGGTGAGAGTTCCACTTTGCAGCAATGGACCATTGGTTATCCCTGCGCTCCATGCGCCTGAAGTCAGGTTGAGGCAAAGCGTCACCGTCGGCGCACCGGGAAGCACCGTAAAGGCCGTATCTAACCCGCCCGACACCGTCGCTGTGCCGAAGCTGTAGGTGATGCAGGCATTGTTCGCAAGGAAATCGAAGGTCTTCGATGTAGCGGTCGCGCTCGTCGCCGCGGTCGTCGAGATCCCCGTCGGCCCGGTTACCTGGTATGGATTGGTGAGGAGAATGTGGGCATGCGCAAGCGCCGGTGCGAACCAGAGCAGCGCCAGCATCAATCTGATTTTCATAAATCCGCTTTCTCCCATGCCGTGGGGTCGAGGATTTTTACCATCTGGCCGAAGATGAATGCCGCGATCACCTGCGGCATCTGATGCGCTCTATCGAGGATCAGGCCCACCTCGGTTTCAGAAACGACACAGCTTTTGCACCCCTGGAGCTTCTGCGCCAGCTTCGCCCGCGCTACTTCGTGGCTCTGCGATTCGCCATTATCCGAAGGCAACCCCACGATCAAAGCTACCGCTACCTCGTCACCGAGGGTCACTTGCTTCTGCGTCTTCACATCGGCGGTGTCCATCAGCGGCTGCTTGCCGTCCATCCCCTTCAGGGTCACGCTGAAATCGAGCGTTCGGTCCTTGGGCTTCTCCTGAGCAAGTGCCGGAATTGCCATTGCCAGTAGCGAGACAAATATCAATGCAATTTTCATTCGATTCCCCTTTTTCAGTAGTACGGAATATAGTGCGTCGTTCCTGCCACGTTGACCACGATGCAGGCGGTGGGAGTCGTCCCGCAATTAGATGCCACCGCTGTCGTGCTTCCATAGCCAATCTGCGACGCCGCGACGGTTGGTGCTGCTGCGGTAGTTACAAAGTTACCAGCCGCGAATTCTGCTGTTGCTCCCGCAACGGTGTTTGTGCATGTTCCAGACGACTCAGCTCCCATCACCCCGGCTGATCCGAGGCGGCATAGACTGGAATCGCTGTTCCAAGCGACTTTCGCCGTGGTTGAAAGGCTCACCCCGTTTCCATTGAATGTGCCCCCGGAGCTGAGACTCCACCCCGGAGAAGTTAGTCCACCGGTACTAGCGAATACAAATGCCGACGTGCCGTTCGTGCCCAACCAAAGGAGATTCCCAGCAAAAGCATTGGGGGCGTTTATTTCTTCCATCGTCCCACTGGAAGATCGGATGGGATTGGTCGCTCCATTCGTATCAATAGCCAGCACCGGATAGTAAAGTGAGGTTGTCGTCGGCGTGCCGCTGAACAGCGTACCGGGTGCCGATCCGGTCGGCGAGTTAGAGAACGTGTTCAAACCGCTCAGCGTATTGGCTCCGCTCAGAGTTAGATTCTGGGCAAGCGTATTGCTCACCGACATTGTGCCGGAAGACCACTGCGAAATGCCTGTCGAAGCGGAGTTATTCGCGCCCGTCCCGCCGTAAGTCGGGCTGAGGATTGCTCCCTGCCATGTGCCGGTACCGATGGTGCCGACCGTGGTCAAGCTCGAAGTCACCACAGTTGACGCAAGGGTAGTGCCGGTCAGATTGGCCGCTGGAACCGCGTTTGCCGTGCAAGCGGCGCAAGTGCCTGTGAGGTTGCTGATGACGCCCGAAGCGGGCGTGCCAAGAGCGGGAGCGGTGAAGGTCGGGTTCGTGAGCGTCAGCCCTGCAATGCTCGTTGTCGTTGATCCAGCCCCAATTGAAGTCGAACCGATGGTGATCGGAAAGCCCGACGAAGGCAACGCGCCCAAATCCTGTAACGTCCAGGTTGTGCCGGTTTCGAGGAATCCCGCGACATGCCCGCTGGTTGGCGGAGTAGCTGAAGGGAAAAGCGCCAGGAAATTGTCCGCACCGTTCGCCCAGATGTGCCAATTGTGATTGGTCGAATCGTGACCGATTTCGCCCGATGCAGCCGCCGCGTATCCCGCAACCACGGGTAGCTTGAATTGAGGCATTCCGCTGAAGTCGGCGATGCTGGTCCCGCTGCCGAGGACCGTGAAATTTGTATTGACAGGTTGCGTGATGGTCTGCGCGCCCGCTGGAGAGGGCACGATAGGCGTCGTGGCGGCGATGAGCTGGTTTGAGCTGTTGGTCGCGACGTAAAGCGCAGACGTAGGAACTGCGGCTCCGTTGATTTTAGCTACCGTCGGATTCGGGTAACTACCGGACAGATCCCCGCCTGCTGGACCGCTGGGAGGGCCGCCTGCGCTGGCGCCGAATTCAGTCCAAGTATTCACTGGCCCGCAAATATAGGGCGTGCCATTGATGCCGATGACATCGTTCACCGCGCAGGTCGCCGGCAGCGTGGCTGCGCCGTGGAAACGATAGGCCGACTGGCTCGATATCCCGCCCCCTGGTCCCTGCGCATGCGCGACGGCCGCGATCGCGAACAGCACGAGAGCTGCGATCTTCGGCCTCATCAGCTCACCTCGACATTGACGATCGCGCCATTGGCGCTCGCCTGTATATAGCCTTTTGCGATTGTCGCTGCGGCTATCGACCAGGTGGGCGAAAGCGGCTTGGCGAGACTTGATCCGGCGTCGATCACCAATCCCGGCCCCGTCGCCGTGATATTGGCGTCGCCGTAGTAAATCGAAGTCCCACCATTCGATGGATCGCTCTGCACGATCAGCGAACTCGCGGGCGCAGCGGGCACGAGGGGAGTCGTCGGGCTGAGAGTAACTCCGAGAATCGTTCCACCCTGAAACAGTGTCCAAAGGTTGAACGGCCCCTTGGTGATGTCCGTGATCGTCGCTTTAAGGCTGGCCAAAGTGCGCCTCGCTTTCGCATTTCATCCTACTGTGCCCGGAGTGAGTTAATCAATTCTCTTTTTGCCGTCTCGCCAAGCTTCAGCCTGTCACACAGCGCCTGAATGATCTTGCCCTGGATCACGTTCTGCTGCCTCTCCCAGATCAAGTCAGCAGCCATCAACCGCAGCGCTTCAATGTCCTGCATGCGCTCGCCAAGGAAACAACTGCTGGCTTCGGCCGCCGCTTGGAGGAGTGCGGGCTGGCGGCCCCGCATCGGCCGGGGTGCGCAGGCCATTTCTCTAGTTGATGACCGATCCGGTCAGGTTTACAGGCGTTGGCGGTGTGGGTACCGAAGGAGCTGCCGCCACAACCACTGATTCTGTGTTGCTCGGCGCGCTCTGAGCTCCCGCCGCATCCACTGAAACGACGTAGTATTCGTAGGTCGTAGAGGCGGCGATGGTGTTGTCGGTGTAGGAAGTCTGGGTAACTGGCAACGCGGTGGGCGTGATCTGCGTCGGTACGGCCCCGCCCTGGATTCCTCTGAACACCAGAAAACCGGTTGCGGCCGGTGGCGCTGGGTTTGCCGCGGTCGCTGGCGTCGAGGCTCCGGCTGTCCAAGTGAGCGCCACACCGCATGCTGGATTGGGATCGGTAGCACAGAACTTCGTCGGTGTGATCGGCGGGGTGGGTGGCGGCGTGACACCGCCCACGGTCACGGGCGCTGATTGTGCCGAAGTGCCTGATGCATTGACTGCAGCAACTGTGTACGACGCTCCGGCTACCGGGTTCGTGACCAGCCATCCGACGTTAGGGTCGTTCCCAAGCAGGGTGCCGTTGCTGTAGACGTTGTAGCTGGTCGCGCCAGGAGAGGCGTTCCACGTGAACGCGACCATCGTGCCGTCTTGGACTACCGCTGAGGCTCCTGTAGGAACAGGCGGCGCCTGCGCATGAGCCACGAGCCCGGCCAGTGCGAGAAGTGCGGATGCGAAAAATTGTTTCATGATTTTCCTTTCTCTTTAGGGTACCGAGCCGACCCATGCGCTTCCGTTCCAATGGCAAAGCACAAAATCCGAACCGCCGCCCGTCGAGCAATCTGTCGTCGTCGCGCCATCGGAGACAAAGGCGACAGCCTGGAAGGGCGCGGGATTCGGAAGCTGGGCAACAGGATAAACATAAAGCAAATTCGGCCATCCTGCGGAAATGCCCAGCGCGTTCGTCTGTGGATTGTAGGCCAATGGCGGCTGGATCAGCAGGCTGGTCGTCGCCGGCGGGGCTGCGCCGGTGTAATGGACTTCGAGGCCGATGAGCGCAATCGCCAGCGCACCGCCGCCGTTGCAGCATCGGTTCGCGACCAGGCTCACCGCTGAATAATTTGTGGGCAGGCCGGTGAAGGGAGCAGTAACTTCGACCAACTGGTAAGGGTTGAGTCCGGGCCCGGATAGGTCGTGAGGTGCGGCGAAATAAGTTCCGCTCCCCACGCCGCCGCCGCCGGCGTTGGCGATGCCAAAGTCTTCCTGGCTGGCGCTCACCATGTTCGATTGAGAGATCGCGAACTCGTAGATCGATGTCACGTTCGCCGCGAGGATGTAGGAAGGAAGGGTGTAGTTATTCCAGTTGATCGCCGAGTTCCCGCCGCCGAGCAGGTTCCCTGAATTCGCAGTACAGCTCGTGGCAGAGCTGCCGGCTGTCACCACGCAGGCCTGCGCAAACACGAGCGCGTATTGTCCCGATCCGGCGGGGGTGTACTGCATCTGAATCGTCGAACCGTTGGGTCCGCAATTCGGGCAATCGATGGTGATGTTTCCCGTCGCCGGCACCGAAAACTGGCCGTTTACCCGGATCGGCGCTGTGCCTTGGGCGTTTCCCACGCCGGCGCCGGTTCCATTCGGCACGCATTGATTCGTGGGGATGTTATAGACCGTCGACCCTGCCGCGCAGTTCGGCCACTTGATGTTCGTGTTCGGGTTGAGTTGCGCGTGCGCGCTCGCCGCGCCGCAAGCTATTAATAGGCCGAGCAATCCGAGTTTAAGTGACAATGCACTGCGCATCGACGCGATCTCCCGCTTCCGTGGTGATGTTGAGAGTGATTGTAGAATCTCCGCTCTGCGTGTAGCTAACGAAGGGCAGAGAGAGTCCCGGCCGGAGCTGCGCGCCGTTGTAGAAAACCCCGCCCGGCACGATAACGCCAGGCGCGGTGTAGACCGAGCCCGGCACGGCGCCGCTGCAGGCGGCGAGCTCGAGGTGCGGAATGCCTGGCGGGTTCGGTGGGTTGAATGGAATGGCGCCCGATAGGTCGTAGGTGCCGGCCGAGAATTGATAGAGCTGCGTCTGGACGACATTCTTGTTGGTGTCGAGAACGGAGATCGCGTAGTAAGTGTCGCCAGTTACTTCGCCAGCGGTGATCTGGTCGTTTCCCCATAGGTCGATCGTGCCTGGCGTGCCGAAGTAGGGAATGTCGACGAACCAGCTTGAAACTTCGCCGATGATGCCGGCGCCGATGACGCGGGGAAGGTTCGATCCGTAGTTACAAAGCGCAATACGCAGCCACGCCGGATTGGTTGCACTTCCGAGCTCATTCCCCTGGAAGTCGACGAGCGTAAAAGTCAGCGTTACATCGGGCGTCGGCGCGGGCATCTCTTGCTCCTATTCGTACAGCATCATAAACGCGATCTGCGCGCGCATCTTATGATTCGTTGGGTCGCTCGCGATCGTTCTCGCGAACCAATCCCGGATCGGCCGATGAATGAAGCACCAATAGAAAATGGGCGGCCGGTCCTTATCCTGCCGTGCGCACACGCGCGAAATTTCATCATCTTCCTGGCTGTAGAAAATCATGTCGATATCCCGGGCCAGGTTCTGCAGCCGGCGATCCTCCAGGCGCAGCCGTTCGTCGAGTGGATCATTGCCGGCCACGCTTGGCGCCTCTTCAATCACCGTGAGCCAATTGCCGTCGCCCCATCCGGCGCGCTGCCGGTTGCGCAGGATATAACAAACAGCTTTCATCTGTTCGAGGTTCCCGTCCACACCCACCTGGCGCGCCGCATACAGCACGAGAGCCGCGCGTTGGATGTCATTGAGGGTCAATGCACCGCCTCCGGCCGATAGTTTTGCCAATCGAAGAGTTGTTCGCGGTACCAGGAGCTCGCCGGTCCGGTTCCAAGGGGAAACGCCTTCTCCGCTTCCTTCGGTGTGATGACCTGAAGGCGGATCATCGTCAACAGCGCCGTCCTCCAGCCCAGGTGCTTGGCACTCGTCGGCACGCCAAATTCATCGAAGCGCATCACCATCCATTCGGTCGCAAGCGGGAACTGCAGGCTGCAGAGATACACCGGCTCCTCGGAATCGCGGCCGGACAGAGAAAGGTCGATCGACTGCCGCATCACCGCGAGCAACGGCACGCGGTAGGCGCCCTCCTCCCCAATTCGGGTCGCGTTGCGTCCGAGGAGTACTCGCCCGCTGCCCACAGTCGGGACGCGCTTTAACTCGGCCGATCCATCGGGCTTCCGCATCGTCACGGTGTAATCGCGCACGTCCCATTGCATGCCGCCGCCGATCACCCGCATGAGCCGCGCGTAAAAGTCGATCGGCTTCAGGACCAGTCCGCGGCGCATCTCCTCGTTCTCTTTGCCTTGCCAGCGCGCCTCACCGTCCCAATGTTCGCCGGCTTTGGTGGCGGCGTTCATTTCGAAAAGCATGGCCGTCTTTTCGAGATATTCCTGCGGTGTGCGCGCGGTGCGCTTTTCTTCTTCGAGCTTAGCCAGGGCTTCGATGACACGCGGGTGCTGGCCAAGGATGAGCGAGCCACGGGTGCGCTCGAAGTCGTCGAAGGTCGGGTCTTCGGCGATGCGTTTGACTTCTTTCGCGTCGCCGGCGCCGAGCGCGATGTGCATGTCGTCGAGCTGCGTCATGTGTTCCCGATCGGGAACCCACTTCCCTTCGTGGATCTCCTGCGCCGCCGATCGTACAGCCTTGTCGGCCTCCGTCTCCTTCGGCGCGCTTTGGTGCTCGACGGGAATAATCACGTTCAATTTGTCGCCGTGCTCAACCATGGCTCGCCAGCTCCTTCGCGATGCACGCGAGCAATGCCGCCCGCGCCGCTCTCAGCCGGCTCCGCAGTATCGGACTCGGCGAGACGGCCCAATCGGCCGCCTTACAAAAGGCCTCTTCCATTTTGTCGAGTTCTTTCTCTTCTTCGCTCACTGATTCCCCTCTTCTTCCTGCTGTTGCTCGCTGGCTTCGGTGTTGCTCTGCTGAATCATAGTCGCAAGCAATGGACCAAACTTTTTCGGATCCGCTCCGGAGTCGATCGCGTAAGTCAGATACTGGCCGATCTTCGGATTTGCCTTCACCGCGTTCATCACCTTTTCAGCCGCCGGCTTCGCGGCCGCGCCGATCGCGTTCCCCGCGAGCTCCCCGGGCAGCCCGGCTGCGTGGTAGCCGATGCGGCCGCCGATGTATGCGGGACCTAAGTATTTGGCCACTTCACCGATTCCGCGATTGAATGTCGCGCGCTGCGCGTTGGTCCGGTTCAGCCGTGCGATGTTTTCGAGGTTATCGAGCCGGCCCTGGCCGAGCGCGGCTTCAACCTTCGGCCGGCCGTGGTCTGCAACTGCGCGGCGCAGCCCGTTCATCAACACATCGCCATTGATCCCGCGCTGCTCCTGACTTACGTTGCTTCCGCCAGGCACGCCATTCAGTGCCTTATCCCATGCGTTGCCGAAATCTTTCAAAATGTAACTCTGCGTCCAGCTCGATTTGACTTTGGCCAGATCCTCGGGCGACATACCGGTATCGTGCCGGCTGAGCAGATCCTCCATCTCGTTCAGCTTTTCGATATACGCGCCCTTGGCGTCGTTGTCGCCGTATGCGGCCGCCTTCTGCGCTGCTTGCACTTCTTTGTTCAACGTCCGGAACGTGCCGCCAGTAGCTTTGTCCAGGTGCTCGTACACGGCATTGTTCGCCGCGCCGAGTTGATCCGATGCGCCGGTGAAATCGTGCACTTTGTTAAGTGCTGCGTCCACGTCGAACGTCGGCGGCTTCACCGCGGCCGCTGCAGCTTCAAGGTGCGGCTTGACGGCATTGCGCGCTTCGGCCGCATAATCTGCGGCGCCGGTTTCGACTTTAGGTGTGAGTGCCGACACACCGGCTTTCGCGGCCGCTCCCAGCCCCTCGATCGCGCCGCCTGCAGCGCCCGTCTCGATTGCCGTCTTCGCTGCAGCGCCGGTGTCGCCTCCGGTTTTCGCGAACGTCTGCGCGCCGGCGATGCCGCCCTGGCGCACCGCGTTCTGTCCGATCTTGACCAGCTTCGCAATCATTGGATGTTTTTCGAGCAGTTGCGCCGCCTGCGTCGCGGCCTTCAGTTTCTCCGCGCCCTGCAGGCCTTTGCCGACCAATCCGAGCAGCTCCTCGCCCGAAAAGAATTCCCCGACGTTTTCGCCAAACTCCCCGGCCGTCTGAAGACCTTGAGTCGGCCGCGCCGCGTCGAGCTGGAGCTGCTCCTCGGGTCCGGTAAGCGGTCCGCTACCGCGCACCGCGCGGTCGAGGCCTGCGGCTGTCTTCTCGATGCCGGTACCGACACCGCTCAAAAGATTGAGCGCGTGGCCTGGCATGTCCCACCATGGCACCTTGTCGAGATATTTATCGACCGCGCCCTCGTCGATCGGATCCGCAGCATGATCCTTCGCGTAGCGTGCGAGCTCCCCCTGATTCACGAATCGATAGCCATTCGGCCCGGCGGTCTTCACTCCTGAGTACGGGATCTGCACCTGGCGGCCGTCCGGCGATTTCATCTGGTAGACGCCTTCGCTTTTTCCGCTCGTCGAGGGCGCTTCGGCCGCGGAAGGCGTCGCTGGCGCGGTAGGAGCGGCCGCGCCGGGACCGTTTTGCGCAAACCAGCTCGTGGTGTTCGCAGGGGCCGCCGGAGTTTTCGCCACCGGCGGCGCCGAAGGCGGCGGCGCGCCCGAAGGAGAATTCTGGGCGAACCATCCTGCGGTGCTCATTGCTCGGCCACCGTCGCGCCCTTATCGAGATAGTGACGCATCTGCAGATAGGGCACGTCGCTCACTTCACCATTGGGAGCTTTGAGGCGCACGGTCAATCGCTGCGCATAGCCAGGGTCGAGAGCTGCTCGCGCTTCTTTCGCTTCGAGTCCGATCCCCGGCAGCGGAGCCTCATAGGCTGCGCTAGGCGCGGCATTCTTCCACTGCTGTTCGTACTGATCCATCTTGTCGCCCATCGACTTCGATTGTGTGCTGATGGCAGCCTGGCGCGTCCCCGGCAGCGTGGAAGTCAGCGTGCTTTTGATCGCCGCGATGCCGGGAACGGTCGAATCCCCGTAGAACTTCGCGAGCTCCGTCGCCACGGTGTCCGCTTTGTTTTGGTAGGCATTGTAGGCCGGCGTTCCGGGTACGTGGCTGCCGACGGTGTTCAACGCACGTAGTTCCTGCAGGTGCTTGAATGCGACGCCGCCGGAATTGAGCGCCGTCGAAGTTTTACCGGAGGTGAAATCCTCGTAAGTCTTGAGATAGCTCTGCACTTTGTTGCCGTCGAACCCTGGATATTTCTGGGTCACAGCTTCGAGCAGTTGCGGATTCTTCGAGAGCATGCGGGAGAGGGTTGCGAGCTGAGCCCGGCCCTGGCCGATCAGGTCGACAGTGCCTTGGTCGTTCTCGCCGCCCGCTGCAGCGGCTTCGGCCCTGTCCTTGCCCGCCTCCGCGTAATTTTTGGCTGCTTCGCTCGGCTTCACTGCTGCGGTAGCGCGCGCCTCGGCCGCTTCGGCATTGGTTTTTCCCGGCTCAGCCTGTTTCGCGGCCACGTCGGCCGCTTTGAGCGCGTAATCCTGCGACGCGGTGCCGGCTGCCATTTCGTAAGAATTGATTTTCGATTTCGGCGTCCACTCCGTGGTCTTCTGCTCCTCCAGGCCGCCTTTCCCGCCGTTCAAAATCGGATTGAAGACATGGAACACCGTGCCCGGCGGGGTGGTCTCTTCGCCCCATCCCTGCGGCATGCGATAGATTTCGAAACCGTTCGCTTTGCCGTTTTCGTCATACTGTTGCACTGGCTGGAAAACGTCGTGCTGGGCCTGGTCGTCGTGGAATCCAGGCGTATCGCGCATGAGCTTGGTCAGGTCGGTTAGTTGCGAGACACGGCCCATCGGTCTGCCTCCATCGCCTTCTAGCTCCTTGCCGCGCTTTTCCGAAAATTCGATATCTTCCTGCGCCGCCTTGACCTGGAGACGCGTCATCGCGAAAGCGTTCGCCGCCATCTGATGTTTGAGCGCCTGCGAATTGGCGACGGCGAGCTGCTGGTTTTTGTAGTCTTCTTCCTTCTGTCCCTGCGCCTTGTCCCCGGCCTCTATGCCGGCCTCCAGGGCTTTGCCCTGGTTGCCTGCCCCTTTCCCCGCCGCCATCCCGGCCGCGGCGCCCCTGAGTCCTTCTACGGCGATCCTGAGCCACTGCTGGCCGCGGGTTGGTGTCTCGTGCTGCAGGTAGAGCGTTCCGTCCGGTTCCTTGCGCACGCGGCTGGTGTCGGTCCCAGCCATCGAGTCGAGCATTTTATCGACGAAGCCGCGCAAGCCGCCAGGGCGCACCGGCTGCGCGGTCGGCGGCGGCGCCGCTACCGGCTGCGCGGTGGCGTTTTTCGGCGGAGCTGCCGGCGGCGGCGCTGCGGTCATCGGCTGGCTGGCACCCGTCGCGGCGTCAGACCAGTTTGGCCCCGCGCTTGGCTGCTGCCCTGGCGTCGATGCACCATTCCCGCCGCCCGCCGCTGGCTGCGCTGGCGGAGCTGCTGCCGGTGTCTGCTGCGTGGGATCCGCTGTGGCGCTGTCCATTCTCACCCTCTTAAAACCCGATAACAATCGGGTAACAATGCCATTCTTATCAGCCAAAGATATCGCCAGGGTTTTCGCTGATGACCGACGAACCGGTCGACCCGACTGCGCCCATCGCGGCGCTGTACCAGGAGTTATTTTCCGAGGCGATCTGGTTGGCGACGGTCCCGGTGGCGTTCGCCTGGCTGGTTGCGCCTTCCTCGTAGCCGAGAGGATTTTCGCCCGAGGCGACTGCCATAAGTCCCGATTCGGCGTTTTGAAAGTTCTCGCGGCCGGTGGCGTAATTCTGCTCCTGGATCTGCGTCTCTTCGCTGCTCTCCTGGTTGGCGGCCGATTGTGCGACTTCCTCTTTGAGTTCGGTCTGCCCGCCTGTCGAAAGTGGCGTGTTTCCTCCGCCCTCGGCGCCGATCTGCTCATTCACCGCTTTCGCGGCGCCGGCGTAGTTCTCGGCGGTTCCTTCGACGGCCTGCGAGTCGAGCGTGTTTTCCTCGGCCGTTGAAAATCCCTGCTGATTCGGGCCTTTGTTGAAAATCGGGGTCAAAACGGAGGTGATGCCATTAAAGAGACCTTGCTGGTTGGCATATTGCTGCTGGAAAGCGGAGTTGTAGTCCTTCAGGGTCTGCATGTCCTCCGCCTGGAGGTTATTCTGTGTCGAAGTCGCGCCGCACACGATGGATACCCTCCCATTTCATTTCCGGCCAGCCGTCGATAGCTCCAGCCGCTTTCTTAGCTGGCCGCGCTCCTCGGTAAATCCCATGCGCTTTGTGGTGAATGCTACCAACCCCGGAGAAGTGCTGTCGAAATAAATCTCGCTCGCCCCCGCGCCGATCAAAATCAGCTCCAGCCAGGGGCACCCTTTGAGCAGCGCCTGGCCGATCCGCGTGTGATCGTGCGAAGTCGACGCCGGCATGAATTGCATGTGCAGCTCGGCGTGTCTTTCGTCGGACGGGTAGGCATGCCAGATGATGATCTTGAAAAACATCACCGGACCGAAGCTGTCGGAAACCAGGTAGCTGTCGCGCGATTCGTCCTGCTCCAGCCAAAAGCGCGGATCGACGCATCCGGCGTGGTCCTTATCCTGTGCCGTCCACTCTTCGGCCAGGCCTCGGTGCGCGAAGCTGGCCGGTTCGAGTACATAGCCGGGATCGAATCGAAGCGTCCTCGTCGCCGTCATCGCGCGCCTTTCAGGGGCTGGCTCACCGCGTGCCATCTGCATCGCATTGCCGCGAGCTTAGGAACATGTCGGAGCAATCGACATACCGGCATGAATTCCGGTGTCCACTCGCACGCCCCTAAAACGCGAGTTGTTCCACGGTAAGCCATGCTCATAAGAGTCTCACCCCGCGGTTGCCGCCAGTTTCAATTCGTCTTTCTTGCCCAAAATCTGGAAGTCGAGCAGCTCGTCGGCGAAGGCCTGCGTCCCATAGTCGAATTTGAGCGAGACGCAATCCCCTTTCAGCGTGAAGCTGTTTTGCAGGCAATCGTACTTGTCTGAGTAGGCTGTCGTCGATGGCTGCAGAATCGGCGGATCCTGCGAAGTCGGCTGCAGAATCGCAAACGGGAGCGCCTGCGTCGGCTGGATCTCATCCATCAACACTCCGATCGTCGGCCGCTTACCGACCGCGGTGCTCTTGGTTGCGACCCACGCGAGCTCCGCCGTCTGGCCCGTCGTGCAAAGCAGGATGACGCCCTTGACGTCCCATGCCGGATAGGCCGCGCTGCTGGCTCCGTTCGGCGCTTCATCGGTAAAAACTGCTCCCGTGGTGTCGCGCATGCGGATGACTCCGCCGCCGCTCGGCGGTCCGATCAGCACTTGAAACACGCCCGGCGAAACCTCGATCGATTGCACCGCCGATGTGCCGCCATTGATGGCCGCCCGCGGGCTCCAGAGCAATCCGCTCTCCGGCGGTGCGGCATTCGACATGCGCCGCCATCCGACGGCCCCGTCGGCAACGTACATCGCCGTGTCCGTGGTGTTCGCGATGTTCCACGAAATGAAAGTCCCGCTCTGCGTGTAGAGCGATGCGGAGATGCCGCCCGTCGTCGTCTTGATGAACTGATCGCCAACTGGGAAACCGACTTCGGTGTAGCCGCTCTGCGGATTGAACGGATACTGAATCGCAATCGAGCTGACTTTCAAGTTCGATTCCATCAGGTAATGCGCTGTGCCGAGGGTGTCGAGCGCATCGTAGCCGGCGAGAAACACTTTGTCGTAGTAGGTCGTCGCGTAGAAGGGATTCGCCGATGTGCCCGTTCCCAGGATGATTTCGATGCCGGCGGTCGTATAGACGAGCAAACCTCCGTTTTCAACCGTCACCGCGACCATGCGGATGGGCACGCCCTGAAAGCCGATCGCGTTCAAGGGCGGGAAAGCGGTGTTGCCATTGCCTACAACCGTGTCCGGCCCTCCGGAGTAGACGACGCTGTTGCCGAGGATCATCCACACCCGGTTGAGGTGATACACGGGAGCGGTCGACTGCAGCGCCGGCGGCGCGTTCGAAAGCGCAACCGGCGCCGCGATCAAAGCATCGAGCGCGCCGTTGCCGTTTGTCGATGTGTCGGTGATGCCGAGTTCGTCGTAAACGAGAAACGAATAATCGTCAGCCGGCCGCGTCCCGGTGTGATTCTGGAAATTATCGATCGGGACCTGGTCCTCGAGGATGAGCGTCGCCTGACCCTGCGCGGTGCGCCAGATCCACACCTGGTCGGTCTGATCGAGATTCGGGCTTTCGACAAGGATGCACTGCAGCGCAAAATAATCGAGCGGCGAATCCGCCGCTGCGTTCATCGGTCCGAGAATCGGGCCGTTGACAACTGCCAAGGGCGAAGCCGTTGAAACGCTGCCGTCGACGCCATGCGTCGAGAACGCATATCGAATGGTCGCCGTCGTGAGGATCGTCCCTGGCCCCAAGCAAGTCCACGTCAGGCCGCCATCGGTTGTCGTCACGCCTGCCGTCGTCGCCCACGTCGGCACGGTCGCCCCGCTGGTTCCTCCGCTGCCATTGGTGACCCTTTGGAGGTTGCCGTTTGAGTCGAGGATGACGCAGGTTCCGGTCCCGCCGGTCGCGCCGGAAGGGTAGAGATAAAAAACCGTCAATGGGGTCCACGCACCGGGCACGCCGAGATTCAGCCATTGGGTGCCGCCGTCCGATGTGATGCCCACGGAAGTTGTCGAGATCGCGGCCCACGTCGGATAAGCCCGGCCGGTAAGGGTTGCGCCCACCGAAGGAATTTCGATATTCCCGTTGCTGTCGAGGATGGCGTAATAAGCGGTCACGGTAAAATTCGGTTGCCACCATCTGGTCCCGTTCGCTGCCGTGAGGATCGGGGCTTTCGTCGGCGCCGGCAATCCCCACGCGATCACCGCCGGGCCATAGCATTTCCATTGCTGGCCGCCGTCCGCGGTCACTGCAAATTTTGTGGCGCTGAAAGTCGGAATGGTTGCGCCGGTGATTCCGGTTCCCGTCGTTCCCTGGCCCGGATCCGCCGTCTCGACGTACGCGCTCTGCGCCTGCGTCACGCGCAAAATGCCCAGTGTGGAAGAGACGACTGTCACCGGATAGGTGTTGTTGTTCAGCGATGTCGCGGTAGTGAAATCGGTGAACTTTACATTGACGCCCTGCAGATTCGCGAATTGGTCGGAAATGTCCTGCGGATCGAAGTAAATCCAGATATGCGTCCCGTCCGATGAAGTCGAAACCGCCGGCAGGGTGATTCCGCCGAGCGCCATCTGCAGATGGTAGGGCGAAGCGCCGGAATTGATGAGCTGCCCCGGCTGCGTGTTCGTCGAGGCTTGCCAGGTCTGATTCGGCGTGAGCCAAGCCTCAAGATCCACGCCATCGGTAAAAAACAATTCATTGGCGACGCCCAGAAAGCGGGTTTTCTGCGTCCCTGTTTTTGTAAATATATTTACTTTCCCGGCAGCCGTGCCGTCGTAAACATTGCCGTCCTGGCCGTCCATCATCACGCGGATCGTGCGCGCCAGGTTCTGAATGCACGAGAAACTATAGAAGCTCAACACCTGCGGAAATGTGTTGGTGTTGTAGACGCTCGAGCCTGGCCGGCGCACGTCGGTGAGGCGCATCGAGATCTCGCGATTGATGCCGTCGATGATCGAATCGAAGCGCGACGCTGAATAAAATTTACTGTAGAGATACGGCACCGCAGCATCGCGGTAGGGGCTGCGCTGCGTCCACTCGCCCGTCATCTGGCGCGCGCCCATGCCGAGCGCGCCGAACGCTGTCGGCTGCTTCTCTACACCCGCTGCGTCAAACGGTCCGGGCATCGTCGCTTTCCTTTTTGCCGCAAATCACGTTCCTGCTCGCGCACATCGGGCACGACACTCTTTTGAAATTAGCCATGAGACTGAGCTGAAGAGGAAGGTAGAACGGGATGAATTCGTGGGAGCAATCGGCGCAATGCGCCCAGAATGGCTGCTTCGGCGGAAGATCTTTTCGATTAGTCATTTTGCTAACCCCGCAGCGCCCAGCTTCTGCAGCGCCTGGCTGTTGGCGAGCGTGTTCATGAAGCGATCCCACTCGCCTAAGAAGATTGCGATCGCCTGCACGCTCAGCCCGGTTTGTGCGCCCAGCAGTGCGGCGACGCCTTCCTGCGACCATGCCTGCGTGCGCGGATCTCCGATGAGCTGGCCGGCCATGGCCAGATAGAGCCGCTGGAAGATGTAACCGAATTCATCCGGCACCGGCCCGAACGTCGAGCCGTAACTGGTCATGATCGGCGCCTTCTTCTGGAAATCCATGAAGGCCGAATAATTCGCGTCCGGAACGGTGTTGGTGCGCATGGTGATGTTGCCGGCGTTGTCATCGTACTGTGGCGCGACCAAAGTCGGCCGGTCTTGCGTTGCACTCTTGGGCAGCGCGATCGCGCCCTCAAGCGGCTGTACGATTCCATTGCTATCGACGAGCCAATACACTTCCGGCCAAAGCAGGGTGGGAATCGAAACCGATGTGTCCGTGCCGCCGGCAGTCGAGATCGCCCATGTGGCATTGCTGCGGTTGAAACGCCAAACCATCGGCGGCCCGAGCATGCGCTGCAAAAGCAAATTGGCGAAGGTCAGGCCCGGCTCCATGTTCGACACATTGAGCGGCTGCTGATGGAGCACCGTCTGGATCCAGGTGATGACTTGCTGCAGGTTGACTGTAACGGCCATGGATGCCCGTCCATTCTAATAAGGGTTGTCGGCCGTCCGGTAGCCCGCCGAATTCGGCCACACGTTCTCTACGGGGCTCGTGGCTGGAATCAGGCCATAGCTGTTGATTTCCTTGTCGCCCTGGCGCGCCGCCTGCAGCGTGGGCACGAGATAGGGCGGAAACTCTTCGGGATTTCTCGGCTGTCCGGCCTCCCACTCTTTTTTGTCGTTCATGTCGGGGCTGGCGCCGAGGCAGTGATACCGGAAGATGCGCCGGAAATGGCGAACATAGCTGTCGGGGATGGGATTGAGAAGCTGCCCGATCGTCTCGATCTTTGGCGGGTCCAATTGGTAAGTGGGCGCGATCTGATAAACCGGCCCGGTCGCATTCGGCAGCGGGTACACGCGAAAGCCCTGGCTGGTCGGCGAAACTACGGTCCAGGTGACCGATCCATCGGTGACCGTCACGCCCTCGGCCGCATCAACAGCCGCGAGCGGCGCGGTGCTGCCGGTGGTACCAAAGCCGGTCACGATGAGCAGATTCCCATTAGCGTCGATCATGCTCATGATCGGGTTTTCCATCACCGCGCCGCCGGTGATGAGCGGATAGAAAGTCACGTTGGCGCCTGGCCAAACGCCGAAACTAAGATTCTGGTTGTACATCCACTGGAGCTGCCAGCCTGGCGGCGGCGTGTAGCTTTCAAAAGAGGAGATCCGCGGCAGAGCCCGGCGCCAGGTCACGCGCCAGTTCGGTTTGGGAATCATGGTGTTATTGATGTCGGTCTGGGTGCAGTCCTCGCCCCATCCAATCACACCATTCGGCTGCGCGGGCTGCGGGTAATCCTGCTGCCAAGAGTTAGTCAGAAACGGCACAGCCAGGGCCGAATTCCATTTCCAGTTGAAACGGTCGCAGATCAAATCCGCCATCGCGTCGTTGGCGAGCTCCAGGGTCAGCGTTAGCCCGACGCCCGATGGTGCTTTCGACGGATCCTTCATCCCGCGGCCGACTAAGCCATCGAGCACCGAGCGCAGCGTGTATGTGGAATTTCCCGCCATCTAGGCTGCTTTTTCCTCGTAGTTGCGCAGCCATTCTTCTGCTTCGCGCAACCGATCGGCGACGAGTTCACGTTCGGTCTCGATACTGCAAAGTTGTTCGCGCAGCGATCCAATGTAGGCGGTTTGCTGCTTGATCCACTCATGGCGAGAGAGCGTGGAATGGGACCCCTTGAACATTGGCAGACAAATGTCTCCGAGTCCAGGCGTCCAGCCTTCAGGCATCAATTCGGCATAGCTTTCGTGTAATACCACAAACCCGATCTGCTGGCCACGGGATACCGTTTCCTGATTCTGTTCATGCTGATGCTTTGACATGGTTTGCTCCTGACAAAATAGCCAAGCGCGCACGGTGAAAGGGGAATCACTCCGAAACCCCGCGCGCGCCAGGCGTTGCTACTTCCGCGTTGCGACGGGAGCAGCAGCTTTGGCCGGCTGCTCGCGCAGCAGCCCGGCATCGTCGAGTTTCCGCGTGAGATCCGCAACCGATCCCGAGCCGCCGCCGCGTTTCAGATCGCTCACATCTTTTTCGAGCGCCGTCAAGCGATCCTCGACCGTGACCGGTTTCGCGATCTCGGGCGCTGCGCCCTCGGTGAAGCCGGTCGGTTTCGGCACGCTGGCCACGGGGCGGATGCCGATATTGGGAAGCACTTGCGCCATTTCGGATTCCTCTTTTCTGATTGAACTGAATCGCGCGAGCCTCTGTGCAACTGGTCCGTTATTGTTAGGGATTATTCGGACTGTTCCGCTTCCCTCGGCCCGCGCGAACTTGCGGGAAAAAAGGGAAATGGCCGGAAAGCCACCTCCCTCCCTTCGGCGTTCTTAGCTCAGTCGCTGGATGGCGACGTCGGTCGCCGGAACGAACGGAGGCGGAGGCGTGCTCTGCGCAACCACGGTGAGCGTGTCGGTGTTGGTGACAGTCGAGCCGTCCTGGTTGGTGACCACCACGGTCAGTTCCAGGGTCGCACCAAGCGCCACAGCGGTGCTGAGAGTGAGGGTCGACGTCAGGCCGGTAGGATCGCTGCTGATAGGAGCGACCGAAGCGCCGGGATCGCCGGTCACACTCCATGCCACGTTAGCGGCAAGGAACGGGCCTGCGTTGACGGGTTGAAGCGAAGCCTGGAAAGTGGGCGAGTTACCGGGAGAGATGGTTTGCACGGGAGTAGTTCCAATCTGCGTGATGACCACGCTGGTTGCTGGTACGAAAGAGTCGTCCGGAAAGAGCTTGCGCTCAATCCGGCGGAGGAGATGGAGGATTGCTTCCAATAATTTAACGGTCTGTTCGTCAGTATGCGAGCTCATTTAATCCTCCGCCTCTAAGTCTCGGCTCGGCGCTGCAGAGGCCGATGGTCAATGTAGCACAGCCAAAATCACTTGTGCTGAAACATTGCGAAATTCAGAATCTCGATCACAATTCCGATGATAGCCGCCGCCGCGCCCACCAAAGCAAATACTTCGGAGCGGGTCACATAGGTCTTCTGCGTGTCAGCCACCATGCCGCGCCATTCATTTGTGTTCTCAAACCTTTTCTGGGTCTCAGCCTTTGCTTCGTCGATGGCTTTCTGTGAAGACTGAAACCGTTGCTCGTATCGCTTGTCCCGCTCATCCATCAGGGCGATGACGTGGTCTTTGACCGTCTCGATGGTCCATTCCTGCTTCGTGAACTCCGTCACTCAACTGCCGCTCACTTCGATTTGCGCAAACAAAAGCTGCATGCTGGTCAAGGTCAAAGTTGAAGCGATGGTCAGAGCCAGTGTGAGCGCCTGCTGCAGATTGAGCGAACCGATCACCGCCGTGTTGCCGTCGAGATAAGTTGCCACGGCCGCGGCCGGGGTGTTCGCGGTGATATTCAACTTCACTTCGCCGTGCGCTTCGATGGTCGCTGCCGATCCGCCCGCGGCCGCGACGCTCAAAACCAATTCGAATGAAAACGGCATATTGGCCGAGGCTATGGTCGACAGCGCCGCAGCGGTAATCGAAACCAGATTTGTTGCCCCGAGGTTGAGAGCAAACGTGAGGACCGGCGCGGTCGTTCCCGGCGAGGTGTAAATGCCGCGGCCGCGGATCCGCACCGTCCGGTTGACGCGATTCAAAAGCCAGCTATTCAACGCCTGGCTGATGAGGTTCTGTGCCGTCGTGATGGCGGTGAGCGCCGTCTGCTCCTGGAGAGTGAGAATCGCTGCCGTGAGCAGTTGCTCGCCGCCCGCGCCGATCGCCGACAGTAGACCGTTCTTATTATCCAGCGCCAGGCCTGGCGCATTCCCGTTCTGGCCGGTCGCGTTGCTCGGTCCCTGCGTGAGTGTCTCGAATTGCGACATTGATGATCCTGCTTTCCGCGCCGGCGGCGCTCACGACATTGGTGCTCGAAACTTAACAGCCCGCTTGAAACTTCACAGTCTTGAGAATCTTTACGGGTTTACTTCCACTCGGGAATGAAGGTGTTTCCATCCTCGTTTTGGAACTCCCACGTCGGTCCCAGCATGGGCCGCAGCTTGTTCGTCTTTGCGTCTTTCAGCAGGCTCTCATACCACTTCACATCCTTGTTGTAGAGTTCGATGCGCTCGGCAATCTGGCGCTGCGTCTCGCCCTCAAAAATCGGCTTGCGCGATTTGCGCGCGGGATGCGGCCGCTGCTCCGCCAGGTCGCACCGCGGGCACTGGATCAAAAAGTTATTGGAGAAAAATACGCGGGAGAGATAGAGCACGCTTTTCCCGTCACCCTCGTAACGATCGTCCGGCCCTCCGCCCTGCTTGTGGAGGCAGACTTCGCGTTGGATGTAACGGCGCACCTTCTCAGCTTCTTTGAGCAGCGTCTGCCGCTGTTTGTTTTGCGCGCTGCGCTGTTCGCGGGTCTGAATGAAGGTTTGATTTTCTTCCTTCTGCCGCTCCAGAGTCAGCTTTCGCGTCTGGAGATCAATCTCCAAAATCTCGCGCTGCAGTTCTTCGTTCGTCATCGTGAGTCCCTCAAAAATCCCCCGGCGAGTGTCATCCACGATTACTCGCCGGGGAAGGCTTTGGCTTCCCTCTCGTCTGTGCGAGAGAGCTTGTTAGGGGACTTATATACTTGAGTCCCTTTTGTTAAGCGTTCATGCAAAAAGTCTTTCCTGCGCTGGCCGTAAGCAGTGTGGACTGAAATAAACACGCTCCTTTGAGGAGTTCTCGCGGGCTTGGTTCTCGCCCTGAGAACCATAGCCGCCCCGCGCCTTCCACTCCACCGTATCCCATGAATCGGGCATATCGTGTTCGCCCTCGTATCCGCAGAGCGCAATCCTGATTCGCGGGTCATCTCCCTGTGCGATTGCCCACTCCCGTACCTCGTTAGCTACTGTAAGGCTGTCTGAGCTATATAGCGCGTCTGTGCGACCGTCAAGGTAAGGAGGATCGAGGAAGACTCCAGTGGTTCCGAGCTTGACCGTTGGCGTAGGGCCGCAGACTCGAGACCAATCGCCGCAGCACACCCGGACTCGGCGCAAGCGTTCGGCTAGTTCGTTCATGTACTGAAACAGGAACTCTCGCGTTCCCAAGGTGCGGGCGCTTTCCTCTTCTAAGCAAAGGGCACCGCCCGTGCCCGCGTTCCCAAGGTGCGGGCGCTTACGGTGTACGCCCGTGCCCGCGTCCCCAAGGTGCGGGCGCTTACGGTGTACGCCCGTGCCCGCGTTCCCAAGGTGCGGGAGTTGCCTGTTTACCCCTCTGCCCGCGTCCCCAAGGTGCGGGAGCTTACGGTGTACGCCCGTGCCCGCGTTCCCAAGGTGCGGGAGTTGCCTGTTTACCCCTCTGCCTGCGTCCCCAAGGTGCGGGAGCTGCACCGAGCACCATCCTGAGCCAATCCAGATACATTGTCCCCATACCCACCATCCTGCAATTTTCGCATCGTAAAACTCCGGGTCTGTCTTCATGTTTTCACGGAACTCTTCTTGTGAGACGAGCCACAAATGCCTTGCGTGTTGATCTGCCTCGTTTACCGGCCAATCGGCGGCATCGGCCACTGCATCGGGATCGTTTTGCAACGCACGCCAGAAGTTAGCCACCATGCAGTCGAGGTCATTTACCGTCTCGATACCTGCCTCTGTTGGCCGTCCGAGCAATACCGCGCCACTTCCAAAGAACGGCTCGATGTAATTCTGCACGTGGCCGAAACGTTCCCAAACAAGAGGGGCAACCTTCGATTTTCCACTAAACCATGGAAACGGTGCTCTCAAATCAGTCATTTCGCTCCAGGGGAGTTAAGTATGTAATTCCCCTTGTTAGGTGGTCTGCGGCACGGCTTTCGCAATGCGCGCGCGGCTCACGTTGTCGGGGCTCGGCCCAATGCCGAGGATGGTGTTATAGGCCGTGCCGGCGGCAATCACGCCGGGCGGGTCATAGCTCGATCGCGCGAACTCGCCAGCCCACAGGTCCATGTTCTCCCACTTCGGATGCGGGTCGGTGTGCTTGGCGCTCGGCAGGTTGATGAACACCATTGCATCCTCGCCGGCGCAGTAGGTCGAGATGGCGGTAAGTCCCGATCCCTGCCAGTTAGCCGTGGTCGTCTGGTTGGTCGAACGCAGCCAACGTGTGCCGGCGAGCTCGAGTACTTTGATTTCGCCATCGTCGTCGTCGTCCATCAGCTCCTCGAGTTTGAGCTGGCCCTCGGGGGTGTGCTTCAGGATGTCGACAACCGAATTGTTGGTGTTGTCGAGCGCGAACACATCGCCGACAAAGAAGGGATGGATCGAGCCGTAGAAATAGCCGGTCTGCATCGGCGCCACATTCTGGCCGAAGAGCGAGGGCGGCATCTGCTCGATGATCTGCTTGGTGAAGGCATAGAGCGGCCCCACGGTTGAATCCTGGTTCGATGTGTTGGTGTCCAGGGTGCGCAGATAGTCGAGGTTGATCATGATCAGCGTGTCAATCGTCTGTGCCAGCCGATAGGCCATCATGCGGCGATAGTTCATCAAGTCATCCGAGATGGATGTCATGAAGGTCAAATCGCTGAAGTTTGTATAGTCGGCCCACTGGCCCATCACGATATCGCGGAAGTTGCAGACGATGGTGATCGGGTTACCGATTGTGCCCTGTGTCTGTTGCGTCAGGTTCGGACCGATCGGCGGGGTAAGCATGAAGTTACGGAAAGTCAGACCGCTCTTTTCCGGCATCGTCATGCGCGTGCATAGTTGCAATTTATTCAGCTTCTTCGCGAGAAACTTCATAAACGCTTTGTTGTAGTGCACGGTTAGCCCAGCCTGCGGCATGTTGCCGGTCTGCATTGCGGCCGGCGACGCGCCGTCGCCACAGACCGCGCCGGTGGCGTAAGCCGCTGCCTCGCGCAGCGACATAGCCGAGGCGGTGTAGCTGGCCATTCCCAGCACCAACAGCACCCAGCCCACGGCCAGAGTCAAGCGCACGCCTGGAAGCAGAATCCCGCGTACCAGCGCGCACGCTGCCACATTCACGCTATTCAAATCGAGCGTGCGTGGCCCTTTCATTCTTTGAGTATGTTTCACTGCTTCTGCTCCCGGCCGCTACGCGCGCGCCTGGCGGGGCGGATAGTGATAATTTGCCGCTTCGATGTAGTCCTTGTCGCGCGCACGCAGCAAGCGATCGGACTCTTTGAGCGGCATCTTATCGAATTCCTCCCGCGTCCACTTGGGTTTCCATTGAGGCAATTGCGTCGAGCCGGTCCGGTTGATCCGGTGGCTGGTTGCAAAAGCCGCGTCGGTCTGCCGAGTACGGGAGTCCGGATTTTGGGCCGGGAGCACTGGTAGAGCTGGGGGTTGGATGCCGTCGGGGAGATCTTCCTCCGTTAAGAGGTATCCCCCTTGCTTCAATTCCTGAAAACACTTCTCCAGGATCTCCGCGGTGATGAGCCGGATGTTCCCTGTCCGGCTCCGCGCGTTGTCGAAAATTAGCTTTTTATTGTAAGGAACATCCTTTAACTCCGGATGTGTCGCGGCCCACGCGATCGCAGTCGCTTCAAAGCCCCTGGCGGCGATCTGCTCGGTATCGATGCCGGTCGCATTTTCGAAAAGTTTCACGATCGCGCCCGGCGCCTTTGCCGGATTGGTCAGTTCGCTGGTCGCCAGCATCTGCTCGTCGGCCGTCAGCGTGAGCCGGCGGGTGGGGGCAGGTTTAATCGGCGCGGGAGTCGGCCCTGCAGGCTGCCTGGCGGGACTGGCAAGATGCGCGCGCGCGTGCATGCTGGTCTTTTCGATTTTCCCGTAAACCTCATCCGGCGTCTTGCCATAAGTTCTCACCGCCTGCGAGCCGTCTTCGAGGTCCGTCACACGGCAATAGCGGCCGTCGTCGAGCGGCTTCGCTTCGTCGCTCGGCTGCTCCGCGCCTTTCTTGCCCGTGAGCCAGTAGGCTTTCACTGCGTCTGCCTCTTCTTCTTCGGCGTGAGCTTTTGCAGCTCCGCCTGGATCATTCCACTTTCACTGTCGAGGATCTGCCTGTAGATGGCCATGTACGCCCAGCCGGCGGCGATTTTGTCCGCATTTCTGAGCGGATCCTGCTGGGACACGAGTGTAGCCGCCTTCTCCGCCTCGGCGCAAGTCCTTTTGCGCAGCCGGCACAGTACTTCCCAGCCCGGCTCCTGGATCAGTTTCCGGAGCGCATTGCGATCGGCGTCATTGAGAGCCCGCAAGGGATCGAACGGATCCGTCGACAATTCGGCTTCGGCTGTCTCGGGCTCGCCCTCTTCCATCACATCGCGGGCGAGCTGCTCCATCTCGGCATTCAGCGGCACGCCGGCGAGGAAGTTTTCTAGCGTCGGCTTTCGATCGGCGACTTCTTCTTCGTCTGCCATCTATAACGGGCCTCTGTAAAAGCTGAGATGTAAGTGAGAAATCACGCCGCCCATGACGCTCGGTACCCTTCGAGTCGCACTCCAATGCAACTGATATGCTGTGTTTCGCAGCCAAAACCCCACCTGATTTCGGCCCAGCGAGATTCCGGCAAAGCTAATCCCGATACCAAGGCTCCCCACTTCCTTCCAGGTTCTAAGCATCGATTCCCCTTTCTACTCCGCCAGCGCGTCGGGCACGCCGCCCTTCAAAAATCCCTCGTCCTGATTGCGCTCGACCAGGCCCTCGGCGCGTTCCAAGGGTATCGCGCCAGCCATGTGCTCCGCCGCAATCTCGGTAATCTTGTTGGTTTGATCCACCTGGCCCTGCGCCTGGATCGCCTGCTGTTTGTTCTGTCCGCGCTTGTCTTCCACCTGGAGCTGGCCCTGCACCTTTTGCGCGCCCGGCGAATTTTGTTTGTAGCTCTGCATCTCCTGCGGCGTCATGTCGCGATAGATGTTATCGGCGTTGCCGTCGAGCTCGCTCATACGGATGAACAGATCCTCGATCGAAGTAAAGTCGATGGTCCGGCCGGTCTGGTGCAGCGCATCAAGCGCCTGCGGTTGCTGGATGATCTGCAGCAAGAATGGAATGAGCTGCTGAATTGCCTGGCGCGCCATCATGCGCTGGCCGGCGAGCACGTTCACGGTGAACTCAGCGGCGAAGATCTTCTCGACGTTCAGCTCGCCCTTGGGTCCGATCAGCGCATCGGAGTACTTCTTTTTGAGAATCCTGCGCACTTCGGCCGGCGGCATCTTCAGTCGCACGACGTCAATCAAAAAATAGATGAACCGCTCGAGCGCATTCGCCTGCCAGCGCACCGGCCCGGCGACATTCTCATCGGCCTTGCCGCCCACGCGATTGACGCCCGCGGCGGTCCGCATGGCCGAGCTGCCAGGGCCGCCGAGGTTGCCTTGCATCGTGGTCGCGTTCGCGCCCACCAGATCCTGGCCGCCCTGCTTCGCTTCCTGGTAAACCGTCCACGCCTCTTTCGGGATCGCCGGCTTTTCGATGTAGCCCACAGCATCGCGCACGTGTTCGCCCGGCGCGGTATCGACCTGGAGGAAGGTCGCCAAGCCCGCAATGACGTTCTGCGTCGGGGCATTCATGCCGCGGCGGATGAGGAGCGGGGTGTTAAACCACATCCCGATCATCTTCAAAACTTCATTGAGGACGCCCTGCTCCATGCGCTGGTCGCCGGAGTTGAGCCGGCCGATCCCCATGCCGTAACCCATATTCGGGATGTTCCACCAGTTCATGGTGTAGTGGAGCGCGTGATCGCCCATGTCGTGTTCTTCGTTCCGGATCACGATGTAGCGGCCTTCGACGCACCACACCACGGTCACGCGCTCGGCGTCCCACATTGAAATCAAGGCATAGGGCTTTTTGAACGGGTCCGCGCTCATCTGGCGCTGCTCGCCTTCGGCGTGCGCGACAACGCTCGATTGATTCGTGAACTGATCGGCGGTCATCGACGCCGGTGCCGCGTCGCCTTGCGGCCGATCGAGGAAAAACTTTTCGAGCTCCTCGCGGCTGGGAATGTTCTTGTAGCACGAGAGCTTCGAGAGCTGCTGCAGGCCTTGGAAATCAACCGTCTCGTAATCGATCACATAACGTGCGCTCTCTTCGGGAGCATTCGGCGTGCGCCAGTCCGGATCGAATAGCGCGGTGCCGAGGCGCATGTACTCGATGAAGGGCCAGGTCTCTTCGATCTCCTCGGGCACAATTTTGAAGTCGTCGCTCTCCTCGGTCGGCACGGATTCGGTTCCACCGAGCGGGAGCTTCACTTCCGCCTCCGGTTTTTGCCGCTTACGGATTTTCTTGATGACCTTCTTCGTTTCGACGCCGGGGCGGAGAATGCCGGTTCCATAGAGCGCCGCCGACTCGTTCGCCAGGCTGAAGTGGTACTCGGCTTTTGCGCGCTTCATCAGCACCCAAAGCAGATGCGTCCAGGCCTGCATCTGGAGCTCGGTCGAATCGCCCTCCGGCTGCAGCACGAACGGTTTTTGATTGCCCCATACGCCGTTGTGGACCTGGCCCGCCATGGTGACGGTGTTCTTCGCAACCAGGAAACGTGAGATCCGAACCGGCCGGCCGTCCGCCACGCGCACCCACCGGTCATTCACCGGCGACTGGTAGAGAATATCCGCAGCCTGCCACTCCAGCAGCCACGAATTTTGTTCGAGGTAGGCTTTCGCTTTTTCGTAATTTGAAACTACGATCGAAGCCGCCGCGTCGTCGACGAACGCCGGCGCCTTAACTCCGCCCTCGCTGGTTGTGACTTGGCTGGGCTGAATGTCCGGATTGATATCCGCGGCGAGAGTGAGAACGTCAGCCATTGGCGTGAGTTCTCCGTTTGGTTCTGATAGCGCGCATCGAATCGCGCAAAGCATTGCTTATTGGCAGCAAGCTATCTGTGGCGTATGCCTCGAAAGCACGCTGCGTGAAGTGGAGGAGCACCGCGGCCATCTCGCCCGGGAAACGAGTCTTCAAGGCGTCAAAGACCGCTTTCTGTGGGTCCGGCGCTCTCATGTACAAGCGCATGCTGCCGGGCGTCAGACCTAGCCGTAGGAGTGGCGTGTCGAGATCCATGTAATCAGCCATCGAGACCTCCGGGCAGCGGTGGCAGCCCATTTGAAGTGACTGCCGATTCCATGGCCATCATACTCGCCTGCGCGATTTGCTTCGCCTGCTCATCGATGAGCGGCACGCCCTGCTGTTCGAAGATCTGGTTCCACTGCTGCTCCTCGCGGAGCTGCTGCTGCCAGAGGATCTCTTCCTCGGTCATTTGCGCGCGGATGAGCGAGATGTGCGAATTCTCGGCGATCCGGCGTATCGCGTCGATGATCCCATTCTGGCCGATCATGCCGAAACGGGTAAATTGCCGGTGGCACTCCTTCATGTTGGTCATGCCCTGCGACATCAAAAGCCGCCCTGCTTTCATAACCGGTTCGAGGTTCAAAATCGCCTGCGCCCGCACATGGTCGTCTTCTTCGAAAGGAACCCACTCGACCCGCGTCGAGACGTTGCGGCGAAGCATTTCGGTGCGGATGATCGAACCCATGTACTCTGAGCCCGGCATCTCTTCGATGATCAGCGCGTCGGGTTCGTGGAGCTTCAGCGTCTTCACGATCTTTTCGCCGAGTCCGCTTGGCGCATAACTGCGTTGCCAGGTGTCGAGCACGAAAACTTTGCCGCCGACGATCCGGGCCGCTGCGCCTTCCGCCTGGTCAACCATGTACGGCTTGCCGCCGTACGGCAGGCGCCAGCAAACGTAAGTGCCGTCGCCGATCGCGGGGATCTTGTCGACGGGATAGAGCGAAGCCTGCCACATCTTTTCCGGAAACGGGGATAGAGATGCGGTCAAAGGATCATTTTGCTGTTGACAGAGATAGGTGTAAAAATCTGCGTAAAAAAGATCCCGCAAGGAATCGTAATCCATCCCGGGTAGCTCGGCGAAATTGCAGATCACATCGTCTTCGAGCGGGAATTCGCCGGGGACCAAAGGGGCTCCACTAATGACCGTGATCGATCCACGGATGAGCGTTTTCCACTTCTTGGGATTCATCGTTTCGAGCTCGTGACCATATAAATCTTCGGGGCTATAGCGGGTACCACGGATGTTGAGAAAGCCGCCCATGCGAAGTGTGTTTTTGTTTGTGGTGTGCATGTTGATAAGTGCCTCGCGGGATTCAGGACTCGCGTGCTTGCCCGAATTGATGGCATCCACCACATCATCGCAGTTCAAGAGAAAGGGATGCCAACCAGCCTGCGCTGTCTTCGGCGAAGTGTAACCGATGGAGGGATCAATCGACGGGTCGCGCCTGGTCGAGCAGTCGTAGCAATCCTCTCGTTTGCGCTTGTTGAAGCCGATTTCCGGATACAACCGACCAAGTATTCCGCGACCAAAGTGCTGAACCGTCACTTCCATCATGCCGGCGGCGAGCGGCTGCGTGGCCGTCTCATAGAGCGCAGTGAGCCTTTCTGAGTGGGCCGCGAACCATTGCGCGGTGTCGACTAGGCCGAGGGTGGTTTTGAAACTTCCGCGGGGATCCAAGTGCATGCGAAAGTGGATCGGATCCTGCTCCTCGATCGGGAGGGATCGGTTTTTCGGAAAGAAGAGGTCGACAGCCGGGCCGTGCAATTTGCGGTTGAACTGATTGAAGCCCATCGCCGCGGCTGCGAAAAAATGATCCGTCTCGAAACGGAAGCGCATCTCTTCGCGATAAGCGGGGTCTGTGTCCAGCCGGGCTGAGTCGACGATCGCCTCGATCATTTGAATAATTCGAGCTGAGGTGTGGGCTCTGCCTTCCTTGCCGCCTGAATCGGGTGAGGATGGTCATTCATGCAGCGGCCCAAGCGCCCATCAAAGACAGCATGCGGCGTGTTCTTGTTGCATGTGGGGCAATAGGCTTCTGCTTGCGTGGTGTTTTTGGTGAAGTGATGCGGCATGGCTAGCCTACATCCCTGGCTCGCCGCCGCCAGGTGCTGGAGCTGCTCCACCGGCTGCTGGAGCGCCTTCGCCTGGCTCGGCCTCGCCTGATCCTGCGCCCTGGCCCATCGCCTCCTGGAGCGCGCCTGTGGTGGCTTCGCCGGCGTCTTCTGGGTTGCTGTGGACTCCGGCGACGCGCTCGGGCTCGGCGTGGTGGTCGGTGGGGTTGGTTTTGTACTGGTGGTGCATGACCGATTCGCCAGTTGGCTTGCCGTGCTTGTCGCGCACGACTTCATGGATGACGCGGTGCAGGTGCTTTTTCGCTGCCTTCGGCTTCGTCTCTTTTTCTTCAGCCATCACCGCTCCTCGATTGTTGCCGGTCTCTCCCGGCCGTCACCGCTGTGCCATTGTGGGATTCGCGGTTGCTCGCCTTGTAACCGATGGCCTCGGCGGTGCGCATTACCTGAATAGTTCGCACCGAAACGGAACCTCTTGCCAGGAACCAGGGTTTCAACCTCGTTAGCCGCAGGTGAGATTCTGCGTGTTGATGGTTGTCGGCGTGCCGCTGGCGGCGCCGCTCGATGTGATCGAAGCGCAGAATTGCACCACCGGATCGCTGGTGGTGTTCGAAAATCCGGTGAGCACATTCGAAATCGCGACCGTGGCAACCAGGCTGCCGTTGATGAAGAAGCCGATCGTGCCTTCGAGCTTGCCTGAAACTGAATCGAAAATAAATTTGCCGTTAGCCCAAAATGGCGCGCTGGCGGTGTTCTGGGCGATGGCCCCGCTCGATCCCATCAGGTTCCCCGACACGATAGCCGTGCCTTCGTAGACCTTGAGGGTGATGTTTCCGTTGGCGGTGGTCTTGATGTAGCCGGACCATTCGAATTCCCACGGGATCTGTTCGAGATTGGTATTCGGCGGGATGGCGCAGGAAAGAGCGAGAGCGGTGTTGGCGGGGTTGGTGAGCAGCGTTTCCGCCGTTGACGTGATCGATTGCAGCGCCGGAATCGGCCCTGGACCTTCTCCCTGCACGCTCTGCGCAATTGTGTTCTGGACATTGGGCAGATTCGAGGCGGGGCCAAACGGCCTTTGATGAAGAGACATGGGGGAGGGCTCCTTTTTGGCGGATGACGCTCGCGGACAAGTCTAACTCACTCCGCCGCTTTTTGGTCAACAGCTTTTTCCGGAAGTAACTCATGAGCCGAAATCAGCAGTTGCCGCCAGGCTCCCGTGAGCTTGTCGAGGCCGATCACTTCGTCGAGTTCCTTTTCGGGCAGTGTGCTCATGTCCGGTTCTCCTGCTTTGAAGAGCGCGGACTGGCCGAGAATGACCTTGCGCCGCTCCTCCAGCCGGGCTACAGCCGCGCCGAGAGCTTTGGCGAGGCTTCGGGCCAGGGCGCGCAGGGTGAGGCCGTGCGTGGCCTTCATGAAGCTCTGGAGCGTGGTGTCGTCCTGGTTCGCCTTCCACTGGCGCCACTGGCGAAACTCGGCCCACTCCTCCGGCGTCGAGGGGTGGTAGCAGTGCGGGCATTTGCCGGCGGTCATCACCGCAACGCGGAACCTGCGCAGCGCGTTCACGCATTCTGTCTTGCGGCAGGTGTTGCTCCGCCGCTTGGCGCTGTCATTGGGAATCGGATCTTGGCAGATCTGGCAAAAGAGAGCTGCCGGGACCGGCGCGGTGTCCTTCACTTCACACCGGCTTTCTTCCGCGCGTCGATCTCCGCTTTGTTGGCTTCCAACTGCGCCAGGGCATCCTTGGTCCAGTACCACATCTCGCGCAGCTCCTCAAGTTCCCAGAGCTGCTCGCGAAGGAGCCGTTCGCATACTGCGAGCAGCTCGCGCGTGAAGTCGATCCGCTGTTCCGGCGTCATCGCGCGGATGTCCGGCACAGTCTTCGGTGCGCTCATTGATTCCCCTTTCCTCTCATATTTGCTCGAATTTCCATTCGATCCATCGCCGCTGCAACTCGGCCTTTGCTTCCGGCGTTTGGAGGTTGCTGAAGCACCCGGTTGTCAGTTTCGAGAATGCCTCGGCGTCGTCGAAGTCTCCCCAAAAGTTGCCATGCATGCGCCCATTGCAACAGAAAGCCGCCGCTATTTCCGCGCAGATGAGGCAGGTTTTTGAATTCCAGTGCGAGCCTTCGGTGAATCCACTGGCTAGTTCGTAGCGCGCGCCCTTGGGGATTTTGCAGCCACACTCGATGCACTCCCATTCTCGGCGGGCGCGAACAATCACACACCTGTAACCTGTCGTGTCGAAATCGAAATTGCCGCCGACGCACACGCCGCAGTCGCTCATAAGGCCTCAATGATCACCCGCATTTCAGGGCCGGTTTGCCGCTCTTTTCCTTCGTCGTGGATCTCGACGATGAGCCGTTTCACCCATGCGTCGGAGAGCACATCTCCCTTGCTGTTGCGAAACAGGCAGGCTTTCGCGCAGCAATCCAGGGGGAGTTTGTTGCGATTGTCCACATCGCCCTTTCCTTTCGGGCCGGGCCAGTAGTGGAGCTCGACCTGGAAGCGATCCGCGATCACGTACGGCTGTGGAGTTTTTAACTTCCGGATCAGCAGGGCAAACGAGTCGCAAAAGAAAATCGATTCCGGCGTTTTGCCGTGCCCCTTCGCGTGATCCACGTAGTGATTAACCGACGGCGGGAGCAGATCCATGATGAAGTCGAGCCGGTTACTCATGTTCCAGCCGCTTTTTGAGATCGACGAGCCGGTAAAAGGTCCGCGATTCCTGGATCTCGATCCCAGCCCAGACGCCGAGAGCAAGGCCCAGAACGAAGGCGGCGACAATGTAGGCGATGTGCATTAGTGGTATAGTACACCTACGATGACGAACGTGAAGAAGAAAAGAAAATTTATTCTGCTCCAGATCCGATTCGGCTCCGGGGCCGATCACCGCCTGGTCAGACGCGCCGCGAAGCACGCGCGGCTGAGTATGAACGCCTGGCTCGTTCGGGTCGCACTGGCCGCCGCAGGCCGGGAGTTGGCTTCTGGGAAATTGACTCCTGGCGAGTGAGCTTTGAATCTCGCTGCTCCTTTGCAATCGCGGTCGCGAGCCGTTCGGCTTCGAAAAGTTCCAGCAACATCGGCGGCTTCACCGCGCCGTCAAGCGTTCCCACTACCCACAGTTGCATAACATTTCCTCCCTTTCATTCAACCTGTGATCCTGCGTGGTATCGGTTCCAATCCCGCGCCACCTGCCAGGCTGCGGCGCTTCTCGATCCGCTGCATGTCGAAGAACTCGGTTGCGTCGCTCGAATCGATTGCGTTGAGGAACTGGACTTCCACCTTGGCTGTAGCCACCAGCACCTGCGCCACGCCGATCACAGCCTTGGCGCGTTCCAGGTCCATCGGCTTATCTTCGTCCTTAAGCGACTCCATCACTTCGAACAGATGGTTGCGCAGATCGGTCATCGTGTTTTTCGGCATTCTCTCTCACCTTTCGTTTCACCCGGCCAAGCAGCATGATGGTGTCTTTCAGCTCCTCCGGGAGGTTGTGGATGGAGTTGCGCAGCATCATCTCCGCATTCGACAGCAGCTCCAGATTCTCGATCGCGCAGTTGGCGCGGTCGCCGTCTTTGAAAACTACCTTGTGCCCTGGCGGGATCGGGCCGTGGTGTTCTTCCCAGGTCCTCCAGTGCAGCAGCGGCCAGATCTCTTTCGCCCAGCCTTTGGGCTCGCCATTGATTCGCTCGGCGATTTTGACGCGGAGAAATCCTTCAGCGTCGGCGACGACAGTTCCAATCGGTTTCCACTTCTCAGCCGCGACCCCACTGCGCTCGTTCTTTTTGAATTGTGTATCAGCCATGCGCCCTGGCGCGTAACCCGGCCTGCGCAGGCCTTTATTGGCGGGTATGTTCCCTTTGGGGTACCGGTAGCGGCGGCTCGGGTGGTTGGGGTCGGCGATGCGCTCACGCGCCATTTGGGCGATCACTTCATCGCTTTTTTTGAGTCGCATCTGATGCGCTGCGCGATACAACTGGCTGAGCGTGCAGCCGAGGGAGCGCGCCAAGAGCAGACCTGGGACGGTGGGATATTCACGACGGATTTTAGCTAGCTCGCGCGCCTTCCATTCCTTCCTCGCGATCAATGGTTTCTTGCTCTTGCCGATTCCGGTTTCGATCTGTAGCCTCCGGACCGTTCGCGGTTCGGTGCAGCCGATTCTAGCGGCGATTTGATCGAGGGTCTTCCCGTCGAGTGTCATCGACACGGTGGTTTCGATTTTTTGCTTCGTCCAGGCGAATCGTTTCATTGCGTGAGTTCCTCTTGGAGCAGCTCCCGCTCGATTTCAGTGAGAGGCTTTCCTTCGACCCGCTTCTTCTTCGCGCGATCGATGTCTGAAAGTCCATCCCATCTGCCAACCCTGGCCTCGGCATCGAGAGCGGCTTTTTTGCCGTTGGTTTTGTGGAGGTATTTCTGGTCGGAAAAGTAAAAGCGGTTGATGGTTTCGCCTGCCGCTTTGTCGGTTTGAGCCATCGCCAGCAGCTTGTCTGCGGCTTTCGCTATTCCTTCGCTGGTCAGGTCGTGGGCTGAAAGGTGGCGGATTGTCTGAGCTGCTAGATCGCGGGTGCCGAAGTCTGCGGGCACGCCGAGCTTTTCAAAGAGTCTGGTCGCCGCGTCCATCTCCTCGCCGATTGCAGCCGAGGTATACACAGCTTTTCCACTCTGGTGGATATGTGGGCTTTTATCGCTGCCCGCGTCGGTAGGCGATACAGTGAGCGCGTCGGTAGGCGATGATGGTTTCCCCCATCGCTCAGCGTTGGTGCGCTCTGCGGCCAATCTCTGGGCCTCGTAGGCGGCTGCGACGTTCGTCCAGGCTTCGAAGCAAACCTCGTTCCGAAGTCGCCCGTTTTCAAGAACATCGAATTTTTTGAGGATCACTGGGCCGTGGATGGCCCAATCTTCCGGAGAGAGGCCGGCGTTTGCTGCAAGCTGGGCTGGATCCGCTGCGAGGGTGCAGTCTTCCGAATCCCATTCGCGCAGCAGTAACCAAACGTAACCCGCCCTGGCTGTGGGGTGTAGGGCTTGGACGAACGCACTGCCGGTAATGGCGTCGATGTCGATTGGAATGCGTCGTTTCCATTTCTTCCTGTTCTTCGGCAACTTTTTTTCGCTCTCTGCCCCAAGGGCGATACGAGGGGTCAGGAGAGGTGACTGCCCCTCGTATCTAACCGCGGGGAGCTACCCCCGGCTGTTGATCCACGGTCTGCGAGCGCAGGTTTTGCGGATGAAGGGTTTATAGCCGAGATGTGAACGGGGCCGCAATGGGGAAGGTGAGGCGAAGAACTGTGGAAACGGCGGAAATTTAGGTACTTACTCAACTTCTATGAAGATCTGTTTCTAAAGGGGAAGTATTTAACAGAAGTTAATTCAAATTAAATCAAATAGTATCCGACACGCTAGCGACACGGTGACCGTATCGGTTACCGATCACTCACTGATGACTGCATAGTATGGATGTACATCCATGACAATAAAAAGAAAGTGGTATTGCCTCTGTAATTTAACGTGCCCCAACGGTGTAAA